CTTAAGGTAACACCGATTGCTTTACCTAAACGTGGAATCACTAAGGAGACTTCAGAACTATTTGGTTATGGTATGTCTGAGTACAGAAGACAGCCAGTACAAGTAGCTACATATAAAGATCAGAAAGGTAATGATGTTGCACAGCACATACGCTTTCAGGATAAGAAGTTTATATGGATAGGAGATATGTCAAAGGTACAGCTATGGGGTCAGCATCTATGGAGACAGCATGGAGGTAATGGTTCTGTCTTTTTAACTGTATGTGAAGGAGAAATAGATTGCATGAGTGCTAGTCAGATACAAGGTAATAAATTTCCTTGTGTATCTATACCATCAGGAGTGCAATCAGCAGCCAAGTATTTAGCAGCCAACTATAAATGGCTTGATAGTTTTTGTCGTATCGTTATCTGCTTTGACAATGATGAAGCTGGTAACAAAGCAGCAGAAAAATGTATGGAGGTATTACCAAGAGGTAAGGTTGCCATAGCAAGACTAGATCGTAATGACGTTAACGATCATCTTGTATCAGGAGAGAGTGAGCTAGTAAAAGATAGGTTATGGAAAGCTAGACCAGTTAGACCTGACTCTCTCATTAATGCAGCAGACGCTTGGGATTTGTTTACCAAAGAAACAAGTAAACCAGTATCAGACTTTCCATACCCAAAGCTAAACGAATACACAAGAGGTTTGTTTCCTAGTCAGATATTCACAGTAGCTTCCGCAAGTGGAGCAGGTAAGTCCACGATATGCAGAGAATTATGCCACCATTTTTTAAAAAGAAAACTAAAGGTTGGTTACATTGGGTTAGAAGAATCAGTACAAAGAACTCTTCAAGGTCTTGTAGGTATTGACTTGAACATTCCTTTGCACTTAAATGAAGATGGCATAACTAAAGATGATCTGCGGATTGCGTTTGATAACCTCACATCAACACGCAATCTTTTTTTATACAACCACTTTGGTAGTCTTGAACCTGATGTATTACTAGAACAGATAAGATATTTAGCTACTGTTGATGGAGTAAAGGTAGTCATACTAGATCACATAAGCATAGTTTTGTCTGGTCTAGAACTAGATAATGAACGTAAAGCAATAGATATAATTATGACCAAGCTTAGAAGTTTAAGTGAAGCAACTGGTATAGCTATTGTATTGGTCAGTCATTTACGCAGACCACAAGGACAATCACATGAATCTGGTAGAGAGGTTGATACCTCAGACTTAAGAGGTAGCCATAGTCTTCTTCAGCTATCAGATGTTGTAATGTCAGCTTCTAGGAATCAGACAGGAGATGAAAGCGAAAGGCAAAGACTACAGCTAAAGGTACTGAAGTCTAGACATACTGGTATGACAGGAGAGGTAGATAAATTATTGTACGACCAGAAGACAGGTCGGCTTGTTGTATATGAGGACTTTATTTAACTATGACTTTACTTATTGATGCTGATTGGTTGATCTACAATTCATGTTGTGCCTGTGAACAAGACACAAGATGGAATGATTGGGAGCATACTCTTCACTCTGATGAAAGAGACATACTTAATTTGATAGAGAATAGACTAGATGTTTATAGAAGTATTGCTGACAGTAAGCATGACATAGTTATGTGCTTCACTTCTTACCCTACATTTCGACATGAGATATTTCCTGAGTACAAAATCAACAGGATAGGTAAACGTAAACCACTTGCACTCAAGAGTGTTATCAAAGAAGTAAAAGAAAGATATGAAACTGTTGCTTATGAAAACTTAGAAGGAGATGATGTACTTGGTTTGCTTGCTACTAATGGCAGATACAAAGACCCGATAATAGTTTCAGTTGATAAAGATATGAGAACACTACCATGCAAACTTATAGCTGATGATTCGATAGAACATATCACCAATAAGAAAGCAGACAGGCATTGGTTTGAGATGTCGTTAGCAGGAGACGCAGGAGATGGAATACTAGGTATCAAAGGTATGGGTATGGTTACTGCTTCAAAGACTTTAGCCAATACACCTGATACTAAAGAAGCACTATGGTCTAAGGTACAGGAGACATATACTAAGAAAGGTTACACGATTGCTGATGCTATCTTGAACGCAAGGCTTACAAGAATACTGAGAGAGGGAGATTATGATTACAATACAGGTGAAGTAAAACTTTGGAACCCCTGATTACAGGCAAAAAAAATAACCCTACATTGACTAATACAGAGCGGTGGCTGTTTTATCAGCACGTTGTAAAAGTTGTAAGGTCAAGCAAAGGATCATCTTCGGTCAGAGGTTAAATTTAATTAACTTGCCTACAGCTTCCTTTACTTAATAAACAATATAGCATAAATTCCCATAAAGAAAACCCCAAGAGGAACCACACCCTTGAGGTCTTCTTACGCTTTACAACAAGGTAACCACTCCTTGTTAAGTTTACTTTAGCATATACTATAGAAATAGCTCTTTAATTTTTGTGTCTTTACCAGTAATTACTGACGAACTTATACAAGCTTTAGATACTGTGTTTCCTAACAGATGCCCTGACCTATCGCTAAAAGATCGAGAGGTGTGGTATCGTTCAGGGCAGAGGTCGGTTGTTGATTACCTTATCGAACAACAACTAAGACAAAAAGAAACTATGTTAACGAATAGGGTATTGGAGAACTAGCTATGTGTTTTGGCGGTGGTGGTCAAACGAGACAACAACCTCAACGTGAATATCAGAACCGACCTGTAACTGTAACTGGTACACAAACAGGAGTTGATGACCCTAAAGATACAGCAAAAGCAACAGAGACTTTGAAGATAAAGAGACAGAAAGAAGAAGGAACTTATGTAGACCCTAACCTTACAACTGCTCAAAAGCTTACAAGAAGTGGAAGTATGGGTGCAGTGGAAAGAAATAAAAGACTTGCTAAACTTAAGAGTAGAATAGGTAAAAAGTCATCTAATTCAGATGGCGGCAGAAAAGGAGCTAGAGTTTAGTTATGTGTTTCGGAAGACCCAAACCACCACCATTACCAGAACCAGAACCACAGGATTCTGCTATAGAACAAACTGCTTCAAAGGTAGTTGTTGGTGACAAGAGAACATCTCCTACTAAAAAGAAAAGTAGAATTACACCAACCACAGGTAGAAGAAGACTTGGTACTAGATCATTACAAATACCTTTACTTGCTAACTCTGGATCTAGTATGAGTAGTTTAAATTACCCTACCTAATATGGAATATTCAGCACAAGGTACAACAGCAGCAGGTAGATACGAAGCACTTGTTAGTAGCAGGTCTGTTTATGATAGAGAAGCAAAAGAATCTTCAAAGCTAACGATACCTAGCTTGATACCAGAACAGACATCAGGTACTAGAGCTAGGATCAAGACACCGTTTCAAGCAACAGGTAGTCGTGGAGTTAATTCTTTATCAAATAAATTATTAATGACTTTGCTACCACCAAGCACAGCATTTTTTAAATTAGAAATAGATGATCTTGAAATAAGAAAGCAAGGACAAGAAGCACTACAGAGTGAGATAGATAAAGGACTACGCACAATAGAAAATGCTTTGATGAATCAGATAGAAATATCTAACGATAGAGTTGCTATGTTTGAAGCACTCAAGCATCTTGTAGTATCAGGTAATGTCTTGTTATATCTGACAGATAAAGGACTGAAAGTATATCCACTATCTAAGTTTGTTTGTAAGCGTGATGAGGTTGGTAATGTTTTAGAAATACTAATCAAAGAAACTGTACACCCACAGGCTCTACCTCTTGAGTTCTTAGAACAGATTAAGAAGAAAGAGAACTATGACGCAGAGATGATGAAGGGAGACTTAGATATATATACATCTATCAAAAGAATGAATGATGACTTCTTCTGGTTTCAAGAATGTAAAGGAGAAAAGATACCAAACACAGATGGCAGATCAAAGGTAGATGTAACTCCCTTTATTCCTCTTAGGTTCATTCGGGTAGATGGAGAAGATTACGGTAGAGGATATGTTGAAGAGTATCGTGGTGATTTGATTAGTCTTGAGTCTTTGATGCAAGCAATAATCGAAGGTGCTGCTGCTAGTGCCAAGACTTTATTTCTAGTAAATCCTAATGGTATTACAAGAGCTTCGACAATAAGCAAAGCACCCAATGGAGCTATACGAGAAGGTACAGCAGCAGATATTTCTGTCATGCAAGTTGGCAAGAGTGCAGACTTCTCTGTTGCTTTTAGTGCAATACAAAGAATAGAAGCAAGACTTGAGTTTGCTTTCTTGATGGCAAGATCAGTACAACGTGATGCAGAAAGAGTGACAGCAGCAGAAATAAATCTTATGGCACAGGAGCTAGAGAATAGTCTTGGTGGTATCTATAGTATCTTGACCCAAGAGTTTCAACTACCATACCTAAGAAGACGTATGCACTTATTAGTAAGACAAGGTAAAGTTCCCAAGCTGCCTGATGAACTGGTCAAACCTAAGATAGTAACAGGACTTCAAGGACTTGGTAGGGGTAATGATAGAAACAAACTAATTGAATTTATAACAACTGTAGCTCAAGCATTAGGACCAGATGTAATGAGACAGTACGTGAATGTAGATGAAGCAGTGAAAAGACTAGCTACCAGTATCGGTATAGATACTGCTAACCTAGTAAAAACACAAGAGGAGATCCAAGCAGAACAACAGGCTGCTGCACAACAACAGCTTATTCAAAGTCTTGGACCTGCTGCTTTAGGTTCACGTTTGCTTGACCCTAAAGTAAATGCAGAAGCAGGTTTAGCTGATGCACAGGCACAACAATTACAACAAGGAGGAACCCCTGATGCCAACCAAGAAACCTAGAGAAAGAGATGAAGACGGAAAGTTTGTCTCTGAAAAAGCAGTCGTAAGTCGTGTAGGTGAGTACGAAGAGAACCCTGTACCAGAGAAGTCAGGTGATTACGTCACTGGACATGGCAATACAATTCACTATAGTTAAAAGAAAACCACTATGACTTCATCACAAGTACAAGTATCTGAAACACCACCAATGTCTCAACAAGACCTTGAAGGTCTTAAAGATGAGAATGGTTTGTATGCAGGTAAGTTTAAAACTGTAGAAGATTTAGCAAACAGCTACAAAGAATTAGAAGGTAAGCTTGGCTCTGTTACAGAAGAAGATCAAGTATCTGAATCAACAGAAGAAACTACAGGAGTACCAGAAGGGTATGAAGATTATTACCAAGAAGATGGAACTGTAGATTACAACTCTGTAAATGAAAACTATGGAGAAATCTTAGGAGAGATATTTAAAGAGAACAACATTGACCCATACAAGATTAGTGCCGAGTTTCACAAGAACGAAGGAGAGATACCAGAAGAAATGTATCAATCTTTACTAGATGCAGGTCTATCTAAAAATGCTGTTGATTCTTACCTTACTGGTAGAGCAGCAGAGATGGGATATACAGAAGATGGAGAAGGTGCAGCAGAAGAACTGGCACAAGAAGAAGTAAAAGGTATAAGAGATTCTATAGGTGGAGATGAAGCTTATGGCAAGATGGTTAGTTGGGCTTTAGAAAATCTATCCAAACCAGAGATAGAAGCTTTCAATGAAGCAACAAACACAATGTCTGGACCACAACTTAGTATGATGGTACAAGGACTATATACTAGATACCAAAACGCTATGGGAGTTGAACCAAGTCTGTACTCTGGTCGTGCTGCAACAAGTGGACCTACACCTTACAGATCAACACAAGAAGTAGTAGCTGCTATGTCTGATAAAAGATATGGTAAAGATGTTACTTATACTGAGGACGTACAAAGACGTTTAGCAGGTAGTGATGTCTTCGGCTAATGACTAAGTTATGTGCCAGAGGTAAGTCAGCAGCAAAGCGTAAGTTCAAGGTTTATCCTTCTGCTTACGCTAATGCTTATGCTGTCAAAGTCTGTAAAGGACAAGTCAAAGGACCAGATGGCAAGAAGCGAACTGCCTCTGGCTACACAAGAAAATCATTGAGGGTTGCCTAATCATGCCACTAAAAGGAAAACAGTACAAACTAGATGTTGATGGAGACAAGAAGATCACTAGAAAAGATTTTATGATCTTGTCTAAAAATTCTAAAAAGAAAAACAAAAATGGCAAAGCTAACACCTAAACAAATAATTACTCTCAACAAACATTCAAAGCATCATTCCAAAAAACACATGGACTTGATGAAAAAGCTTATGCGTGAGGGTTCTACATTTAAAGCTGCACATACAGCAGCACAAAAACAAGTAGGCAAATGAGTTTACGCAGATGGTTTAAGGAAGAATGGGTAGATGTTAAAACAGGTAAACCTTGTGGTCGGCAAAAAGGAGAGAAGCGTGGTGGCTACCCTGCTTGCAGACCTTCAAAAAGAGTTAGTAGTAAGACTCCAAAAACTACAAAGGAAATGAGTAGTGGAGAGAAGAGAAGATTCAAAGCAAGCAAGACCAGTTCAAAAAAAATATCCTATCAACATAGACGTAATAGTTTAAAAATTAAGTAATAGTGTTATATTTGGAATAGCTTACATTTTTTATGTCTAAGGGTGTATCAATGACTAAAGCAGATAAAGACCCCACAGGTGGTCTTACTGCTAGAGGTCGGAGAAAATACAACCGAGCAACAGGTGGAAACTTGCAAGCTCCTGTTACTAAAAAGACAGGTCTTTCTCCTAGACAAAAAGCAAGAAGAAAATCTTTTTGTGCCAGAATGTCGAAGGTAAAAGGACCATTAAAAAAAGATGGCAAGCTAACTCGCAAAGCCCTTGCATTACGCAAATGGAATTGTGGGTCTGTATAAATTAACAAAGTAGAAATCTAAATATCCTTGTGCCTGATGCGTCAGATACCACTTGAGAGAAAGGATTGAAACGAAGTTAGTTTCT